CACCCATACCCGAGATACCTGATATTTCTCTCATTCCTGACGTTTCTCTACCACCACCACCTGGATTTCCATTAACATTGGAAGTTCCAGGGTTGTTGCAAACCCAGCTTGCAGCATATACGCTACCATTTGATGCCGCGGTGGCTTTGGTTGGCCAATTACCAGGTTTACTTCTGGAAGGTAAACTTACACCCCCTGGACTTGTAGAGCTTATGTGTGAGGGCACAACCATGGCGTTGATGAAGCAACCGTCGACAGACCCGGTGGTGGGTCCTGTTAACGCCGCTGCAGGCACCGTTCTTCAAACATGGGGAATTCGAGCTGGTATATTAAGCTCAATTGGCCAACAGTTTGGCCCTGGTTTGATAATAATGCAACCAATTGCCGCAGCCATTGGCCCAACAACAGTAGAATTACTCCCACAAGGACAACTACCTCCACCAACCCCAGCTGGCCCGGTTATAGATAAAATTACCGGCCTACAGCGATTAGTACCAGGTAATGGATATATTCTATTGTTTGATGGCAATGTTGCTCGCCAGTTTGCTCAGAGTGTGCTGTCCGCCCCTGCAGAAGCGTGGCAATTAGGGATTGGTAAAATAGTAACCTCAGAATCAACTGGCAAAAGAAAAAGGGTAAATACGATAGTAAACGGAAAAGTTGTTACAGGAATGTACAAAGATAACGTTACCTATCCTAATGGTCCAACCGGCCGCGCAAAATATTGGGGATGTCAATCAACGGTAAAACTAATTCAACAGGTTGCAAAGATAATGAAACAAAAGTATCCTTGGTTTGAATTAGAGGTAGGCAACATTACGGATAAAAGTAGGCGAAATAATTATTCTGGTACACATTTTGGTGGTCCTGTTGATTTTGGGTACCCCTATAGAGATGATCCTCGTAGAAAGAATATACCTGGTTACATAGATAAAGGACGTCCTGAGGGATATCCTGCGTCTATAAAAACTATCTTGAGCGGCGTATCGGCTTGGGGTAAAAATTTTACCTTTGATGTTAATAAACCACACTATGGTTTTCCCGATAGTGTGTGGGAGCGCCTAAAGCCACCACCTGCCACACCATGGCAAGCGGCAAAAGTAGTATCGACGTTTTTAGGAGGTCAAAATATATTTAGAAACGAGCCTAGTATGGTTGACATTCCGGTTTTGCTTGATTTGATAGCCATAACAGGTTATATAGCAAAAGAATCTAAGTTTCCAGCTTATTTCTTCCTTGTCGGTAGTAGTATATCATCAAAATTTAAAGGACCTAAGAAAAGTTATTTAAATAAAATAAAAACAGTATCACCAGAATTAAAACGTACGAGTTATTTGGCGTATAGTGAAATATCGGATCATAATGATCACATACACTTGACGCTACCTATCACCGGTCATGGAGGTACTAACTGGAACGTTACATTTGGAGATTTTAAAAATCTTATAAAAGCTAATACAATTCTACTGGACGGTGAACCAATTGGTGGCAACTCACCCAATTTAGGACCATTTAAACGTTTTAACAAAAAGAAGAAAACGGAGAAAAAACAAGATACAATTGGCGCAGGATATGATCCTGCTAAAGTTATAGAACCAACGTATAATGGAAAGAATATTTCTGGTGGTGCTAGTACGCTTATATTACCCACCGACGCCGCTGGTTATGATTATTAAATATCTTTACAATATATTCGTAATGAGAATAATTATTTGAAGTTATGGCAAAAATTGAATTTGCAAGTGTCGGTGTTCAGCTGGACACAGCTGTTAAAACACAAACAACAGGATCATTATTACCATTAGGTTTTAAAACGCCATTACAGTTTGGTGTGGATGCTGAAGGTATATTTGCAATGTATTTTACGTTTGAAAAACAACTTGAAGATAATTTTCGAAATCTTTTGTACACAAATCACGGTGAAAGATTAGGATTATACGATTTTGGTGCAAATTTACGACCACTTACTACTGAATTAAATTCTCAAGACAATTTTGATGCAACGGCAATACAAAATATTAAAGCTGCTACATCAAAATATATGCCGTTTTTATCATTGAAAACGTTTGAGTCTACTATAGACAGGTTTAATAATCAACATGTTGGAAAAATTATAATAAAAGTTATATATGATATACCATTACTAAACCTAATCGATAAAGAAATGGACGTTACATTGTACGTTATATAAGTGAGTATTTTTAATGGCAAGTTTAGGCAAAGATAAAGTTTTAAAATCAATTCGTCAACGTAAATATCTTAATAAAGATTTTGACGGCTTTCGTGCAAGTCTATTAGATTATGCTCGAAGTTTTTTTGCAGATAAAATAAATGATTTTTCCGAAGCTAGTGTTGGAGGATTGTTACTTGATTTAGCAGCGTACGTAGGGGATGTAAGTTCATTTTATTTAGATCATCAATTTGCTGAATTAGATATCGATACTGCAGTTGAAGATATCAATATTGAACGGGCGTTACGTTCAGCAGGCGTAGATATTGTAGGTACCGCACCGGCAACTGTTGATGTAACGTTTTATATTGAAGTTCCTGTATCAAACACCAATGGTGTTATATCACCTGCCACAGTTTTGCTACCTGTAATTGAATCCAATACGGTAATAGCGGCAAGCAATGGTGTTGAATTTATTTTAATTGATGACATAGATTTTACTGAAACAAAATCTAACGGTGAGCTCAAAACTAATTTTGAAATAGGATCAATTGGCGTAGATGGTAATCCTTTATCATTTGTTTTAAACGCGGCAGGAACGTGTGTATCAGGGAGATTAACAACAGAAACGTTTTCAATTGGTGCATTTACTGCGTTTAGAAGGATTCAATTAGCAAATTCTAGTGTAAGTGAAATATTATTAGTTCGTGATATTGAAGCTAATCAATACTACGGTGTCAATACGTTACTTGAAGATGTTATATACAAGCGAATAACAAATATTAATTCCGACAATGATATCGTAAAAGATGCGCTGCAACTCATTACGGCGCCTTATCGATATGCCACCGCAGTTTCCCTGGCCACCCGTCAGACAACGCTTATTTTTGGTGGCGGAGATGCAATCGCTGCAGCTGATGATATTATACCGGATCCCAGTGAATTTGCAATTCCACTATATGGCAAAAAAACTTTTACACGATTTACACTTGATCCAAATAAATTATTAACTACACCAACGTTTGGTGTTGCGCAAAGTAATACAACGCTAAACGTAACTTATCGCTTTGGAGGGGGTTTAAAACATAACGTCAGCGCTGGCAGTGTTCAATCAATATTACAATTAAACATGAGATTTCCCAACAATCCTAACAGCGATACCGCTAGTGGCGTAAGAGCTAGCACTGTTGCTACGAATATAAATGCAGCCACAGGTGGTGCAGACGTACCTACGATTGGTACACTGAAAAATCGTGTATCATCTGCAAGAAATGCACAAAATAGAATTGTAACGAAACAAGATTTACTAACTAGAATATATACGCTGCCAGCTCGTTTTGGTAGGATTTTTAGAGCTGCCATCCGACCTACGACAAATAACCCGCTAACTACTCTACTATTTTTACTTACACAGGATGCCGCTGGTCATCTTACGTTAGCTAGTGATACGCTAAAAGAAAACTTAGCTACGTATTTAAATGAATATAGATTAATTTCTGATTCAATTGATATGCTTGATTCACCTATAGTCAATATCAAGGTTGAATTTGAAATAATAACTGATATTCAGTTCAATAAACAATCAATTTTACAAAACGTTTTAATTCAACTCAAAGATTATTTTAATGTTAATAATTTTTATATTGATCAGCCAATTATAACATCCGACGTCGTTAACGTTATTTATAACGTAGATGGCGTAATTGCAGTTAATAATGTTCAATTTAAAAATATTGTTGGTAATAGTGCCGGCCGACAATACAGTAGTGTTAGTCATAACGTTATAAGCAATACCAAAAAAGGAATGTTAATTGCTCCTGCGGGTGGTATTTTTGAAGTAAAATTTCCTAATTATGACATTACAGGTATTGCATTATAATCATGTATAGGAAGCTTAAAAC